TCAACTAATTGTGTTCTAGAGAATTGTCTTCCTTCAGAATCAGTATATTTAATATCACCAACATCTCTTCCTTCTCTAACATTAGTAGCGTAATCACTAATAAAATCATACATGTTTTCAGCTGTACCAATATCTAGTATTTTATAAGGAGTAGTTTTATTAACAAGTCCATTCCAAAACTTAATCATACCACCCATTACAGCAGAGTTTTTCCCAACTCTACCAGCGCCAACTTCATCAGAAAGATAATTAAACCACTCTACACTAGTATCTAAATTTTGTTTGTTTCTTTTTAAACGACTTTTTATTCTATTGTAAGTTTTTAAATCTTTTTCTTTTAATACTCTTCTAAAATCTTTTATATATCCTTTCTTTTCGTTGTCGCTAAGATTATTAAATCCTCCATCAACCATGTTGTGTAGTACTTCGTGAATACCAACAGATTTCCATGCGCCTGTTTCAGCTGCTACCTCTCTATTTATAAATATAGAACCATCAGCGTTTTTAACAGCGTCAGTTTTCATATATTTTGCTCTTCTAGCGTTTATTTCAGCTTCTGTTAAATTAGGATTATCTGCTAAATCTTGTTCAATCATAGCGTCAGCATATTCATCTGCGTTATCAAAAGCTTGGAAAGCTTTACCTTTTTTAGCTTGTTGTTCAGAAGCAAACTTTTCTTGTTTTTCTGTTAAAGCTCTTCTAGTTTCTATTGCTCTTTTAGTTTGTCCAGTTTCGTATTCTAAACCTTCATATTGAGAAACTATTTGTTGCACTTGTTGTTTAGCGTTTTCTACTTTACCTCTATTAGATTCACTAATACCTTTCTTCTCTTCGTTTTCAATTATAGTTTCTAATTGTATTAATTTTTCTCTATCTTCTTTAGATATTCTTTTATCTATTCTAGCGTTTATTTTAACAGCTTGATTTCTAAGATCCATTTCGTGTTGTAAAACTTCATCTTTTCCATCAATTTCAATTCTTGTTACAGCATCTATATCAGAGGTTTCTGGATCTGATAAATAATTGTAAACGTCAGCTCTAGTAGCTTCTTTACCATTTATTTTATAAGTAGTAGGGTTCATCATTCCTCTAGCAACAGCAACAATTGTCCCAGGTCCACCAGATACAGCTTCTAATGTAACTGCTTTAGTGTCTATTTCTTCACCTATGGCTAATTGACTGGTAGCCTCACCAAGAGCACCCATTCCACCTTCAATAACAGCCCCTTGTAAAAATGTTCTTACTAATGGTCTTGAAAAGAATGGTGTTTTACCTCCCGTCGTTCCAGTTACTCTACCACCGGTAACCTTACTTAAAACACTATCTACTTGTGGTACTTTAGAACCGGCTTTGGTAGCAATAATTGAACCTCCCGATGGAACAACTTGGGTTCCAGGTAACGCTTTAGCGCCAGGGAGTGCTTTAGCACCAGGGAGTGCTTTTCTTGTTAATTTAGTAGTAGCTCCAGCTGTCTTAAATCCGGCTCCAAGCGCCGCGCTTCCAATTCTACCAATAGGCGCTATAGTTATAGAAGCGGCTAAACCTTCAAAAGCACCAATAACCATACCTTTTGTTATAGCTTTGTTTTTCATTTTACCCATAGCATCCTCATCCCTCATAACCAATTGGGCGTTTTCAAAATTCCATTCTAATCCTCTACTAGCAACCTCTTCTCTAAGTAATTCACCCATTTTAGTACCAGCTTCTAATGCTCCTGATACACCACCAATTACACCACCTATAAATCCTCTTATTGCACCTTTTTTAGCTCCAACAGCAGCTCCAACACCAGCTCCTGGTCCACTCCAAGCTGTAGCCGCGGCTCCAACACCAGCTCCAATAGCTGCCCCTGTACTCGCTCCAATTAAACCTCCCTTCCATGCCCAATTTAAACCTTCTTTTTCTCCAGCGGCTCTAATTAAACCTGTTACAGAAGAGACTAAAACCTCAGTAGCTAAAGAAGGATTTTCTATATAACTAGCTTCGGATAAAGATCTAACCCATTCCCAACCTTTTTTATCACTTCTATTAACGTGTCTTTGAAATTCTATCATTTCAGTTGAAACAGGTATCTTAGACAATGCTTCCATAGCTTCAAAAGCTTCTTTTTCTTGCTCTGGAGTCATAGAACCATCAGAAGCATCATATAAATTAGATAACTCCGTTAAATAAGATGCGCTTGTCCAGCCACTTACAGCAGCTCGATATGTATCACCTAACCAATCCGTTAATTGATTTGAAGTACCTTCTCCTGGGCTAAACCAATCTTCTATCCACGTGTTTGTTTCAGGTGTATGGGTTAGTCCATATTTTTTCATTATTTCTGGATCTGGAGACTCCTCTTTTGTTATTTGCCACCATCCAAGTGGATCGTCCCAAATAGATTCATTTTGTTTTGCAATACCCGTTTGTGCTGTGTAATATATATCGTCAACGGTTTTATTTCCATGAAATAATCTAGCACCCATACCTCTACCTTGTAAAAACTCTTCTACATCTTCATCATTAACATTTATCCATGTGCCATCTTGAGTTTTCCATTTACTAACACCTTCACGTATCAATCTAGACGTCTTACCTTCCTCACTTCTAATAAAGTCCTCGACGTCCCAAGCTTGTATAATTACGTTTTCTCCGTTTTTTAAACGATAAGTATTACTCATTTTTAATAATTTTTCTGATTACCCATACTATAGTTTGTAGCGTCTTTATCAACAATTGTACTACCAACCATTTCTCTCATCCATTTTTGGAGTTTCTCTGCATTTGCAACATCATCTTCAGTGTCTTCTCCAAATTTTAAGAAATCATGATTATCAAGAGATAACTCCATTGATTTTTCATAATCATTAGGTCCAGGACCTGTTTTAAAGTATACATACATATAATCACCAGACCAACCAGCTTCCTCAAAGAAGAATGTTCCTATAGAATCTGGATCTTTAGCCCAAGAATCTATATCGCCCGATCTATAATAAACATGCTCTCCTTCACCGTTAATATATCCTCCGTATGCTTTATTTAACATCTCTTCAGCTTCCTCTTCTTCATAATCAAATATATTATATTGTCCATTAGGTCCGTCTACACCTTCCGTCCATTTCATTTTAGTTAAACTATCAAAGATAGTAGAATCTCCCCATGTTTCGTGTTGATACCATGGAACAACTTTACCTTCTTTCCATGTTGATGGCTTTTGACCTCCTTTACCACCTTTTTTACCTTTCTTTCCTTGTCCAGGTCCACCTTGACTAGAACCACTACTTGCTGATGTTCTTACTTGAGCCTGTTTGTACTCATCAAATAAACCTTCATGATAAGTTATATAGTGGTTTCTAAAGTGTTGTTTTAAAGACATTTTTTCTCCAACCGCATTAGTATAAACCTGATCTAAACCATGTGACTTCATTTCTTCTATAAAAGTAGCAACATCTCCTTCAGAAACATCTAAATCTTTACCATAAGTATGTTTCATTAATTCCTCTACAAAATCCGTAGTATCAAGTCCACCATATTGCGTATTACCACCGTTTAAACCATCCCAAATTAACGAACCTATAGCATCGTTATCCATACCATCAAGATACGAGTTTATTTTATTTTTTTGAAATTGCCATGCAACGCCACTTTTTGTACCACCAGCTTCAATATACTGCATTGTGCTAGCAGTTACAGTTAAATGATCTTTCACCGCTTGGTTATTTTTCATTTTAGGTGAAGACTGTTTTGATAAATCTAAAAACAAATGTGGTGCTGATTGAATAGTGGCACTTTCTCCACCTGGTCCACCTTGGCCAGCTGGATCTACCCAATAAACATTACCATCTATTATTTTCATATTATGTCCTTTACTGTAATAAATATCTTCCCAAGCTCTTCTTTCTTTATCTGTCATCATTTCACTCCACTCGTCTCTATTGGTACCCATGTTTCTCATTTTTAGTAAATTTTGATTAATTTTATCATAACTTACTAATTTACCTTGTTCACTTTCAATTTTTTGTCTTAGTTTATTGTATTTTTTAGTTCCAGGAGCCATTCTGGATATTTTCTTTAAATCTCGTTTAACAGAGTTACTAATCTTTATAGCTTCTCCAGCTATATCTATTTCTGAATTACTTAATTGACCAAATATTTTACTGTCATCAAATTCTGGCATTACAGCCATCAAGGCTTCAAACTTAGCTCTGTCTTGAGCGCTTTTTGCTGTTAGATATTTTATAGTTGGTTTAAATAGTAAATCTAATGTTCTTCTAGTCTCTAATACCTTTCCTTCACCTTGTAATCTATAATAAGCTGCTTGTTTTTCTATTACACCACCACGTCTAGGCCCTAAATTAGCTATTTGTCTATCTATAGCCGTAGTATTATGACTAAAATCTTGAGCTGCTAAATCTTGATAACCAACAGAAAACATTGGATTGTCTATAAGATCTGTAGGCATTAGCTCAGGCATCATTTGATCATACATTGTAGGATCAATTACTATTTCCTCTTCTTTTTCCTTTTTTTCTTCTGCCATGTTTATTTAATTTTAAAGATTATGTTTTTTCTTATAATCAGCAAGTATCTTATCGGCCTGTGATTTGCCATAATAAGCTATATTTATCTTGTGTTGGTTCTCACCATATTCCAATGATCCTTTTGTAAGATTATCTCTTTTAGAAATATAGCTTTCTAAATTAGGATCATTTTTTATGGCTTGAGCATAAGTACCGTCATATTTCCCCGAAGTATTAGCGTTGTTTGCGTTAGGCGATTCGTCTGTTACGTTTTTTCTTACCCAGTTTCCATCTGGATCTTTTTCCCAGTTATCAGGATTTACACCTTCTTCTTCACCGGTTCCTTGCGCGGCATAATAACCAGACATACCACCTTCAACAGCCATACCAAGCCCCTCTACACCTTGTTGTCTAGCGGCCATTCTTGCTTGATCAGCAGCCATATTTCTATCTAAAGCTAACTCGTACATTGTTTCTGTTCGTTTTTGCTCTTGAGCATCTTTAGCTCTTTCTCCAGCTATTTTATACATTTCTGTTTGCGCGGCTCCTTTTTGTTTTAATTGCTCTCCTTGTAATTGTAATCTCTTATTAGCTCTTTCTTGTTCACGTATTTGCATAGACGCCTCTTTAGCGCCCTGAGTACCAATATTCGCCATTGTTTGAGCAAGCCCAGCGATACCAGAACTACCAGCAGCGGTTTTAAGCGTGCTTCCTATATTAGCTAATTGTTGATCTGTTTGTTTTTTCATATAGTCAGCTCCTGTTTGGTCAACTGTTAAATCTTCAGCTAAATTCTCTTCGTAAGGATTTTTCAAACCAGCATAATAATTTTTAAACTCCATATTTTGATAAGCCGCTTTAGCTTGCTCTAATTCAGCCTTAGCAGCTTCCTGCTCTGCTATTCTTTTCTTTCTACCTACTAAACTACCAGCGGCCGTTATAAGTCCTGGTACGGCACCTATAGCAGCTGCAACCCACGGCATTTTTAACGGTGAATTTTTATTTATATTTTTTTTAAATGGAGATGAATATCCCACTAATAATTTTTTCATATTACAATATTTTATCTATTTATAGTTACAGTTTTTGTGCATTATTTACTACTAAGAGCCACGTTAGAGACCACCCTGTATATTTCAGCATGATCTGTGTCATTGTTTATTAATTTTACTTTAGCAAAATAACCTACTAAACTAGAATCATTTATTAAAGTGTTTTTAGAGAACATTATAAAGGCACCGTCTGGTGGTAAGGGACCGTCAACAATTAAAAAACTACTAGCAATAGCAATAATTGGGCCTATTAATATAGGCACGCTTTCTGTATTATTAATATTACCTGTTGTAGTATATTCAACATAATAAGCATTGTCTCCTATTTGTAAAGAATCGTTATTTAAATTGTTTGATAAGTTTATTCTAATTGGCATTATTATGGTGTTTGAGTTCCTATGTTTATAAATTTGTCTAAGTCCATATATATTACTCTATCAGCGCTTGGATATTGATAAATTTGAATTTTCCCAGTCAAAGTCACTGTATCTGTAGACCCATATATAGTTACATAATTTCCTTGAGCTACTCCAGTTTGATCTAATTGCGTTTGAATACTTCCAGCCCCAGATCCTAATGTAGCATGAGAAGCACCTAACGTTACACTTTGCACCCTATTTGTACCAGCATTATTAACTCCTAGCCCAGCAATTGTGGTATTTGCTGATATGCCACGAGTACCATTTAGCGCTATATTAGCATCAGATGCATTTGACCTAACTTGTCTAGTTATTATACTCTCCTTATAGCTCCAAGCGCTAGGATTAGCAGAGAAGTCTAATCCAATAGCGTTTTTTATAACAGCTTGACCATATCCTTTAAAAGTTAAAGTGTTACCATCAGGGAAAGTTTGTGACGAAGAAAGTACTAATGTTTTTGTATCATGATTAATAAGTTGAACTGTAGGTGTTCCTGATAAACTACCACCACCAGAGATACCTGTTATCTGCATTCCAACAGCTAAATCTGTTGTATCATCAACCTTTACTTCAGCCGAGGATGACGTGGCCCCATCTACAGTATCTGTAGTTGTAAAGTATATCATCTCATCCATGCTTTCTATTAAAAAATTACCATTTCTTGGACTATCCGCGTCTATGTCAAAAACATATGTATTATTATGTACTAATCCATAACCATAAGTATTACTTGCGGCAGATGATATAGTCCAATTAACATCCATTGCTACACTAACTGAAGAATTAGGTATACCAGTGCTGTCTATATTTGAAGGCATTGAAGCAAAATTATTAGTATTTGTAGTTATAGGCGTTAATCTAACAGTAACGTTAGCGTTAGTTTGAGATATATCAGTTGACCAAAAAGCAGGATTATTAGACAAAGATGATTCTATAGTTGTCCCACTAAGATGATCAGCATGCACCATAATCTTATATGCACTTCCTGACGCTGGGAAGTCTATAGGTATGTTAAAAAAACTTACACCTAAATCTCCAGAAAGAAATTGAGTAGAATTATTATTGCCATCTACAAACGCTTTTGTTTCAAAATTATAAAATTCAGTAGGTGAAGCCGCGTTATAAATTTGCACTTTAAATTTAGCACCTGGTTCACCAGAGACAGATAGGTATCTACGTTCACCAGCGGCGCGTATATCTGTTGTATTTATTGTTATATTATTTATTTTCATTCTCCTGAAGTTATTGGTTCATAAATGAGATTACCATTATCAAAAATAGGTTCATTAGGATCGAGAGATATTGAGTTTACTACTGTACCTAGTCCTTGAAAGCTAAAACTAGAAGTATCTATAGTTGTATTTTTTCCTTTTATATAATTAAACCATTTACCTTCCTTTTCAATAAACTCCATGACACTTCCACTTTGTTCATTTGTGTCTATATTATCTACATACCACCCAGCTATATAACCTAATGGATTACCATCATTATCAACATCCTCATATAAATTATGGTTGCTAGAATTATACACAACGTTTCCAGCAGCGTCTGTTTCACTTGTAAATTTCCCTACTCTTGATTTAGTTCCTTCGTAAGCTAAAGTATTATAACGTTTAATTTGAGAAGGACTATGGTTTAATAATGTTGTTATAGTAGAATTATATTGTACATCATAAAAGTTATTTCTTATTTCATTATCATGATGCCTCCATAATCTACCCTGATCTAAAGTATAATACGCGTTAGACAAACTTAATCCATTTTCAGGAGTAAAAGATTTAAAACTTGTCCATCCTTTTACATCTTCACTAAAACTTACAGTTTTTGATGGTAAATCTAAGATTCTATTTAGTACAAAATTATCTAAACGACCAGAAAAATACTCTTCACTAACGAATATTACCAAAGTATTTCTAAGCAAACTAGGATCATTAGTTGAATCATCACCTATAATAAATTCCGCTTCAAAAGTTTGTTCAACATCTAAATCGCTAAACGCAAAACCTTCGCCATTAGTATTATATAAATAACCACTAATTTTTCCAGTTACTGGATTTAAATTATCAACATCAAATAAATCAAATTTTAACTTATATTTATCACCTACTTTAAAATCAGAATTAAGTTCTTGATACATACTTGTGTCTATAGGTGCGTTATCAAATAAAGCATTTAAATTATAAGTGTCCCAAGTTATATATTGATCAGTTGTTTGATCAAATCCTGAAAACACCCAATTATTTATACTTCCACCTGAAAATATATTTGTTTTGTCTCTTAAACTAATATCTTTAATTTTAAAATTAGCAGGACCAGTATTGTTTTTTACGTTAAAAACTAATTTATTATTCCATCCACTTTGTGTACTATCCCCAACTTTTATACCATTAGTTTGTCCTATTACTCCTATTGCTGTTCCTGATTGAGTGAGGAATATATCTCCTTGATTAATAGTCGCATCTGTTTTACTGAAATTTAAATCTACCTTATACTCACCATAGTCATTTATTTCGAAACTACACCCATGTCCAGTATCGCTTGCTGAGTGATCATCAGACAAAAGAATTCTACAAGTCATTATTCCAGTAAATCCACCATTGTTACCTTTAGCGCGAAAACGTAGTTCATAACCACTTTGACTTTCTACTGGATTTGTAGTTCCGGTGTTCCATCCATTATTGAAAAAATTCCAAAAACAATTGTTTCCATAATACGCATTATTCCAAGTGACCCACCCGTCTTTAAAATAAACTATTGGCATAGGCGAAAGAGCGTGTAGTTGCTTATGATTTTCATTACCTAAACTCCAATGACCCGCGTTTGGCATTATTCTTTTATTTGTTACATCATTAATTTCTACACGTGTTATTTCTACTTCACAGTTTTTCGAAAGGGTTAATTTTATCTTATCGCTAAAAGCTGGTCGGTCGTGCTTGAATATAACTTCTAAATATCCAGCGCCAATATTACTGTCGTCAAATTGTATGCTACCTTGATGGTTCCATGTTCCCACATATCCTTCTGGTAAAGGAGAACCATTGATAGGATCTCCATTTTGATCTTCAGGTATAGAAAAAGTATTAGTGGTAAAACTTGTGTGATCTGAATCTAATACACCACTCATAACTACTACAGGATTGTATGTAATAGTAGTTTGGTCTATGTGTAATTTTACTTGATACCAATTCCCATCAATCCAATTTGTAACTCCAGATATACTAGAAGAATTTAAAGTCGTTAACGCTGTTAAATCTTGTTCAATTTGAACTCCTGTACTAGTTGAAGTTGATTTAATTATACTTCCATTTGCCTCATGTATACCATCTGCGAAATAAGTTACATTATCAGCGCTCGCAGGTGTAACCCCATCCCAATACTGCGCTCCAGAAAGATAAGATACTATTGCCGTATCTAAATCGACATTAGAATTATTACGTGACCAATCAGGCATACCAGCATTACCAGGGCCATTATAAGTTATATCAACATGTTCCGTAACTTCATTTTGAATAGTGTTTATATCCAATCCATCCCAACCTGGATTTGTATCAGTTATAGGGTTAAGATAACTCCAGTTACCAACATTGGTAGTTCCATCTGCAATAACTTGTGAGTTCGTACCGTTCCATCCAAGAGCGGCGACATTATAATTATTTTCACCTTTTAAAATTAACGGTTGCTTTAGTCTTCTTGTTTTTCTTATTTGAATACTTTTTAAACGGATGTCGTCACTGAAAGTTTCATCTGTCCCAAATCTAACTTTTAATTTTTTTATAACGATTCTTGCTGTATCTTCTGGATTTTGAGGATCTACTAATTTAAAATGACATACATATGTTTTTTCAGAGTTTATTGTATTACCATTCAACCATTGAGAACCTACGGTACTAGTAGTTTGCCATCCTATAGCGCTACCATCAGTGTTTGTACCTGGGGTATAAGAAACATATCTTGGATCATGAATGTCAGTTATACCAGAGTATGCACCACCATCTACGTCAACGAGTAATGAACTATCAACTTCTTGATCAGTGTCAGTATCCCATAAAGTAATACGAGGACGAATTGAAGAACCACTTGTGGGTTCTATTTTAAATTGTATTCTTATCTCTTCTCCATTAAAAATATCAGAGTTCCTTACTACATAAGGATTGTTAACACCATCCCAATAATTCTTAACTCCACCGTGTAAAATACTATCGTCTAACATATCTGTCATTGGCTCTACAAAGTCACCAACTTCTATATTATTTCCGCGAATATGATCATAACTAGTACCAGTTGTATTAACTGCTTCTCTCCAGTATTCATTACCACCACTGTTACCCGAGTGATAATGTCCCCATTGATTATCAGAATAAGCGCTCCATTGACACCCAATACCTTGACCACCACCATTTCCAACTACTTCTGTAAATGGTCTATCTGAAGCAGCGGTACTAGCCGTCCATTCATATATTATGCTATCAGAATCAGTATATTGAGCCACTGTTGTAGTAGAAGGATCAGGACTTATATTAGCAGAAGGGATACTAGGTACTGCAGCTACGTTTATTATATCAGCCTCTTGCTTTAACCATGAGTTATTTATTACTTTATAATCTACAACTGGAGAAGTTACTAAATTAATTCCAAGAGGAAATAAACCTTCTAACAATAACTCTGGATTAGAACTTTCAGTTGTAGATACAAGTCCTTGTTCTATATTCTCATTAATTATTAAGTTTTCTTTAAAATGATCTGATAACGTTAAATTATAATCTTGCTTATATTGATCATACGATCCAATTAAATTCGTATATTGATTTAAATTATCTTTAAAGTAATCTTTCATACCATATTCAGATATAGGTGTCAAACCATCCATAGACAATCTTAATACAGTTCCTCTATTTTTATCTGTAAAATAAGCTCTATAAGATTCTTTAACAAAAGACTCTGGGTTTTGTGATATACCATAATCTCCGACAAATGGATTTGCGTCACCTAGAACAGCATTAGAAGCTACCACTTGATGACTACCGTCCGCATTATATAAAGCATTTTTATTTGCTGTAATACCAACAATTCTATCTTCACAAAGAGCAACTAAACTAACTCTTCTTGAAAATAATTTTTGAATACTACCATAGGTTGGGTTTAAGTCTTTTGTAATTTTTTCCGCTGCTATAAATTGATTTAAATTGTTTATACCACTTGTGGAATTATACAGTCCAGAATATATTAATCCATGTTTTCTATTTTCTTCTGCATAGGGCTGTTCTATTGTGCTAGATACTCTCATTCCGTTTGTAATCTTCATAGAATTAAAGTCATCTCTTACTCTATTAGATTCAACGCCATTTCCAAAAGATATACAATTGTACCAATTTAACCCTATAGGCATATTGTTACTATATTGTTCTAATTTTAACTTGTGTATATTATATCCACTGCTCCACGATAAATTAATTCCACCAGTATTAAAATTTCTTAAAGTACCACCTGTTTTCCAACCAACAACTTTAGCAGAAACAAAACTACCGTCTTGGTTATAAATTTTTATAAATAAATCAAAAAGATCAGTTCCGATTGCATCTTCAACGTAATACCATTGATTTTGTGCTTGATGAGGATCTGGAAAACCAGCACTATCACCAACCCATTTTCTAATGTTTGTACCATTTATTAATTGATTATAAAACGGAAACAAACCTTGTACAATTATAGTATCGTCACTCTCCCATTCTCTTATGATAGGTAATTCACCTTCTGAAAATTTAGTTAAATCAGCATTGATCCAGCTTTCAGCGGTACTATTAGTATGTAAACTAAACATATTACCAGGTTTTGCAAATAATTCTCTATTTTTAGGGTTTAAACGAAATGGAATTGCGTTTGAAGCCTCGTAATATAAATTTAAGTCTGTACCTTCTTTAGCTTCTGTTTCAAATACAGCTGGGTTTGATTTAGTTAAATTACCTAAAATATCAGTATCCGGCTCTACAAAATCAATAAAACCTTTAGTGTCTGAATCAAGAGTTCCTGTTGGATCAAACGACGCTGCTGTTGGATCTTTATCTAGTTGTAATATATAACAAACTCTTCTATTGTCAGCTTTACCAAATTCAACTATTTTGTCCATTAACGCTTGGGCTTGAGTAGACTCTCCTCTATTAGGAGTTGCACTTCCATAAAACGGTATTGTATCCACATCAAAAGAATCAGCCCATTCTCTAGCTTTATCCTCTACAGATTCACCGGTTGTTTTATATTCACCTCCATCCCATTTGTATACAACGTTCCAAGAGGTATGATTGTATAATCTCTTTTTAATAACTCTTTTAATAGTATAAACCTCTTTATTCGTATCATCTCTAAATACAAATTGACTACCCTTTTTTAACATATCAACAATCCCTTGGTTAAATTGATTATTAAAACCTGGTTCCCAAGCACTGTTAGCTATAGACATATCAACAGGTTGTCTAGTATCATGGTTATTTATATGAATAGTACCTCTATCGTGAGCCCAATCCCAACCCCGTGCTAAAATATTTCCTAATCCATTTTTTAAAGCGTATCTTTTACTAGGTTTGCTATAATTTCTTAAGTTACTACTATCTATTTCTTCTCTACTCCAATGTGTAGTGCCGTTGTGTAAATCTTCTCCACATCCAGAAAAAGATAAGTGCATAAAGTATTTTTTAGTAGAACTATTACCGTACGTATTATCTAATTTTTTATATTGTGCCGATTCATTATGCCAAAATACAGGTACTTTTTGCCATCTTCTAATTGCGCCAGCCCCATCGTTTATAGTTCCTACGCCATTACTATCATATACCCGCGTTGCGTGTGGCGAATTTGTCATTGGATCAACAACTATAAAACCTTCTAAACCATTAACAACACCAGCTCCAGCTTGCGCGCCATCAGTTTGATTACCACCATGCCACATCCTACCACAAGCGTGTGCAGATAAAGTATGGTCAGCTTGGCCAGCTTCAACGTGTAATGCATCTATAAACCATTGTTTGTGAAATTTACCGCTTGAACCACCATGAGACCACTTGGCTGAAGTATCCATTATACCACCACTACTGTGAATAGAATCCGGATCATCGCTTGGATCTTGTCCTGCGCCATTAAAATTCAATAAAGCATTGTTAGCATAAACCCCAGCTGCGTTTTCATCATCCCTATGATAATAAGCCCCAATTGTTTCACCGGTATTTACTAAACTAGGATCTAAAACAGTATCAAAAAAAGGCTCTATTAATTCTTTAGTTAATTCATTTGATTTTATTTTCACAAAAAATCTCCCTGAAAACTGTTCTAATGATTTCTGTGTTCTTCTTTCAATTTTTACACCAAAATCATCCGCGCTTGTACACCAGTCATCAGCATCAGCTATTGGGTTAGCTAGCCTTATTCTCCAGTAATCAGTAGGAGATCCATCGCCTACTTTTTCTACAGATGCTATTCTGTATTTTTGTGACTTTCTATCAGAACTAGTGTTAGCTGGCGCGCTAGTACTTGCTCCCCCTGAAAACATTTGAAAAAATAAATAATCATTATTATTAACAGCGTTACTCAGATCAGTTCCTTTAGCATTAGTCTCCCAAGCATCACGATTCATAGTTATAAAATTAAAACCAGGTTGTGGCGCGTGTAAACCACCAAAAAGATCAGTTGTTACAGGTGTTGTACTAGCGCTAGTATCGTCTTGAGCGGATCCAATAATATTATAGTCATATTTTATAGCTTCTGGAGCTTGATTAGATATATCTAATATTTTAAATTTATTTTTCTTACTTACTTGATTTGATCTAGCCCCATAAGTCTTTTTCATTATCAAATAATCTTCTTCTTGTACTTTATTTCTATCTGAAGAAGGAAATGATATCCATAAAGTATCTTCTTCATTTTTATCTTCTATAATGTTTTGATAAACTTTATCCATTAAAAGATTATGATAGTCTTCAGATGTTTCTTTTACAAAAATCTTAAAATAATCAGCCCATAAAGGCGGATACGGGTGGTCTAAATTTATAGTTAATTGATTGGATTGACTCGCGCTTAAACCATCAGTGTTTTTCCATGGTATCTTTATAGATGCCGCGCTTGATGTTTGTACAGGTGTTTCTCTACCATATTTATCACCGTAAACAATACCTAATTGATAATTTCTTTGTGATTTTATAGATGGTAAACCACCAGATTCAAAATCAATAACGTTTTCATTTATAGTTCTTTGTTGATAATCAACACTTAAAGAAGCCATAGTTTGGCCTTCTAAAAAATTATGTCCTTGAGTATAATTACCATAAACAATTCTATTACCTGTTACCTCTTGAGACAATGCTTTTTTAGGTACATTATCCCATGATCTTACTAGTTGATCTTCTGGAACAGCAGCGTATATATTTTCGTTGTTTACTGTATATTTTCCTTTAAAATCAGTTGTAATTCCTTGAAAAGGAGGATTGTTTGTATTCCACTCGTTATCTGTTTTCTTAATGTTAGCTATAGAATAAACTACATTAGTATCTTCTTCTTTATACAATATATCTATTTGAATAACGTCTTTAGGTATATAATCTGGAACAAAATCAAAGATTTCTATTTCCTTTATTCTATTTATCATACCAGCGTTATACGGTTCATCTATAGGTAATGTAAATTCGCCAGCTTCAAATATAGTTTGTGAAAACGGTCCAAAAGGAGAATATTCTCCGTCTATATATTTATATCTAGTAGAAAATCTTATAAATTTATTTTCAAATAAAAAGTCTTCTTCTCCCTCGTCTTCTTCGTCTTTATCGTCTGGGTTAAAACCAATTACATTTATACTAGGCGCCTGTAGAGGACGTTTTTTAATTATAGTTATATTTTCTTCTTCTATATCACCTTCATCAACTCCATTAATTATTAATTTAGTGTGAGTTACAGAATCAACAGTTCCTTCTATACATCTATCAATATTTATTTTTCTTGGTTCATTTTCATTATCTGTCCAAAATAATAAATTATCTATTATATTTATACCTGTTATTGTTTTATTGGGAAATTTTAATACAGCGGAATCTGTATTAGCTTTAGTGTCGACAAATACTAGAGTAGTTAAATCAGTTTTTAAAGAATATTGTAAAATATAATCTGTACTGTTACTCTTTACAAACCAATATAAAGTATCGTCTTTTTCATTTGAAATACTACCAACACAAATAGAGTTTTCTCCTTGATTTATTATATCATCTACTCTAATATTACCTAATAAGTTTTGAGCAGTACCAACGTCTGATCCATCAGAAGTAGTAATTTGTATATTTTCTGCGTCTATGTATTCTCCACTAGGAACAAGTCTCTCGTCAAGATCCTTGTTCATTTTGGCCTTGAAAAAACTGTTTACAATATCTGGCATGTGTTAGTGTTTTATATGTTTAGATCTACCTCTTAATATTTGAGTAATCTCTTCTAATTTTAAGTTTGATAATCTTAATTTCGCTGCTCTAGTAGCGGCAATTTTTTCTCTTTTATATCTATTTACTAAATATTCTGGAGTATTAGCTTTGGTAGCTAAAACAGCGTGTGTTATCCATTTATACATGGCTTCTTCAGCGAATTTATGAACTTTCATCTCACCATCTGTTCCTAGACTATCACTTATATAATCTAAAATAACTGTTTTTCCTGACACTGTAGAGCTAAAGTGTATCAAACCTTTTAAAGTATCTATATAAAAAGAACCGTTATTTTGAGACATAGAAGAATCTAGTCCATATCTTCTTCCTACGTTTAAAGTATATAACTCGTCGTCATAATCCGGGATGTCAGTTTGGTTAGTCGCTGGATTGTTACCTTTATAATTTGTCCAAGTTGTAGAATCCCCATCTCTTAGCAAATCATTAGAAACACCATCAACAGTCATTGTTATATTATCTACTTTTTGCGTGTAAGTATTAGTACCGACACTATTACTCTCAATACCATTGTCGCTTACTATTAGTAAATAAACTTCTTTATTACCATTAGCATTTAAAGGTAAATTACTAACATTTACAATTATTTGTTCTCCAGACGTCAATGTATTGTTACCAGTGCTAAACTCTATATAACTACCCAAACCATTAACCGTGTCTAAATCAAAAACGCTAGTTTGCATATTAAAACTTGGTTTAGTAGGTAACAATGGGTGTGTTCTATATGGATCGTATCCAAGCGTTGTCGAATAAGACGATCCTGCGCCTTGAGTATTTTGTCCAGTAATAGCGTTACTTAACCCTACTCTTACTACACCTATGTTTTTACCAGTAGCAGCAGCTGTAGATAATCCATCAGCATTTAACACAGCCTCTGTTGCTTCTCCATTTATTTCGATTAATTGCCATACCGCATATTGATGACTAAAGTACTCAGAAACACCCCCAAGAGTTCTAGTATCATAATTATTTGTAAATATCAATTGATTTAAACTATTTGTTTCTACTTTATCCGTTCCTACCGCATCTCCATTTTCATCTTTAGTCGTTTTGGCTATAGAATATTCCCAGTTAGTAGATGTTAAAGAAGAACTAAAATCAGCATTATCTATAAAAACAGTTTCTGTTTGATTATCAAAATCATATCCACCGTCTTCATACTGCTTTATTTTAAATGGATTTGAAGTTTGCCGTATAGGATACAAAGGATGTTTTATACCAGCTCCATCACTCCAAGAAATTTTAGTATAATTTATATAATCATGAGGAACCGTCATTGTTAAAGATGGTGGTAAGACTATTTCTTGAGATTTAACAGATTTAAATGTATCAAAAGAAAGTTCTGCTAAAGCTCTTTGAGCATGAAAGGCAACATCTATTCTTCTTGCTTTATTTATAATTTTATCTTCACCAACGTAAACAGTTATAAACTGATTAATAATATCTTCTAATGATGTAAACTGATAATTACCAAAACTTGAAGAATCATTATAGTAACTATTTGGTGTTTGTTCTAATATTCCCATCTATTTTAGTTTTTTTGTAGTATTTTTAGTATCTTCACTTGATGCTAATTGATAAAGTCCGTCGTCTTGTATTGTTACGCCTGCTAGCGCTAAAATTTTAATTACTAATTCTGTTTCTTCCGATGGATGTAGTTCAAAATTTCTATAGTCAGCAGAGCTAGGATTAACCAAGGCTTTTTCTCCTACGACAATATAAGTCCAATTAACTTTGCGTGGTGTTCTTATATAATCTACAGTTATATCTGGATCACCATCATGATGAAAGTGTATAAGAAGATCTTCTCCTGGAGTTCTTAACGTGTATGTAGGGCGTGAAGAAGTTGGTCTGGTTAATGGACCTAATTGACTTTCAAAATGTTCTTTTTGACTAACTCTTTCTACATTTATCCATTTCCCTTGTCTATAAACTCTTACATTTGCAATTCTATGTAAATCAGGTATTGCTTCTGTTAAATTGTATACATAAACCTCGTTTGGTGGATCTATATCAAATCTTGTAACTGATTGAGAATTTTCAAAACCACTTATCTTTTCGTCTAATATATTTACTATATCCGCATGCTCTGTATCGTTACCTGGTGCTCTTTTAAAAGCGTTTAAATCGTAAAAATATTGTTCAAATATATCCATTTGAGCTTGATTAGCTAATAAGTTAAATTCTTGAGGTGTTATATATCCTCTTTGCTCTTTATTTGCTAAAGCTAAAACTCTTTGATATACAGTGTCTACGTTTACCATAATTTCTTTTTATTGTAGTTACAATCGCCCCGTAGGGCGATCGCACTACAGTTTGATTAATTATTTAATCTTTTCTCTATATTTGTGTATATTTCCATACCTTCATCAGTTTTAAACCAAGCGGCTAAAGCTGAGTATGGATGCTCTTCATAAGGAACTGTCATTAGTTTCTTTCTGTTAGAACTCCACATAAAGTGTCTTTGATCTTGCGATAAAGCTAATATTCCAGCTTCTACAGCTTTTATACCAAAGTTTCTAAGTGTAACATTCTCATCGTGTGCTAAATCTAAGAACAATTGAGGGTTATACTTAGCGAATATAAGTATATCACGTTTAATCTCCTTAGAACTCATCTTAGATACCCCAGAACCTAACTCTGTTCTTAATATAGCTTCCGACATATCAATATCCATGTTTCTAGCCGCTAAAATAGCATCAGCTTCTAATTCTAATTGTACCATTTCATCTTCAGCTTCTTTGACAGGTTTGTATTCAAAAAATAATTGATCTCTATCTGGATGATACAATGATAGCAATTTTTGTAAAGTTTGCTTGTTTCTAGGAACATGAAGAGCTCCGTTTCTAAATATTATATGAGATAATCTTTGGTCTCCTTTCATTTCATCTACAAAAGGAGTTATTTGATTTTCACAATATTTTAGTTCTCTTTCAAAACCTTTTTCTTCGTCAAAATAATAAACACCAGCTGACTTAATCATGTAAGATAAAGGTCTTTTCTTTTTAGTTAGATAATAAACTTTATCTTCTATTACCCAACTATCTTTTTTTACAGTTTTTGGTACTGCAACCATTTCTTCTATCGTTTCCTCAACCTTTGTAGTTGGAGAAACATTACTTGTTTTCTTTGCCATAATATAATATATAATAAAATTAATAAAAATAAAGGGCCGAGGCCGAAGCCTCGACTCTTTAAAATATAAATGCTTACTTCATTAACATAAAGTTATTAGCACCTTGTGTAATCAAACATCTCTCTGATAACATGTGGATTTGCATTGCATCTAAAGCAGATGTAGCAGCACCAACAGAACCAGTGATCCAAGACTTCATTCTTCTATCGTCAGTTTGAGAAGCTCTATAACGAACGTGTAAGAAAGGACGTCTCATGTTTTGTCCAACTTGTTGATCATAAACCGTAGAAGTACCAGCTGGGATAATAACCCCTCTAATAGCTTCAGAACCAGCTGTAGCATTAATACCACCTCTAGTAGCTTTATCGTTTAAGTATCTAAAGTCAGATTTGTAGAAATCGTAAGAACCTCTTCGGAAACCAGAGAATCCTAAGTTAAGCGCCATGTCTTCTGAATTAGAGAATACTCCAAAAGAAGTACCACCAGCTCCATAAGAATTCATTGAAGCTAACATGTCGTCAAAAGCTAGAGCAGTTGCTCTATTTACAAACATCATATTTTCTTCAATAGCACCTTGTGAGTCAAACTCAGCTAAAATAGCATCAAATTCTGCTAAATCAGTAGGTCCGTTAACACCAGTAACACCAGTAGTTATATTACCTCTATCTTCAATAGCAGCAAATAAACCTTCTGTACCTGATTTATTAGCAGATTGACCTAATTCAGTATCAACATTTGTAGAATTCGACGTTTTGATCGCTTCTAACATAGTCATTTCTAAATAATCAGTAAAACGTGCTCTTGTATCAGCTTCAGCTTTTAAATACCATAAGTAACCCGCTGCACCCATTTCAGAAGCAACTTCTACCCAACCAATTCTAGAAGCGTCAGATCCTGATACTTCGTAGAAATCTTTCATAATAATTGGTTTATTAGAAAAAGACTTGAAAGTAGGCTCGTTAGAACCACTATGAGTAGCCTCAGCAGTACCTCTGTGACTAATACCATTGTAATTGTCACCTTTAGCGAATTCAGAACCGATAACTAATAGCGTAGCAGCTCCAACTGTTTCAGAGTGATTAGTTAGTACGTCTTCGTTATAAGCTCTAATACCGATAGTGTTACCACTAACAGCCGCTACTAAACATCTAGAAACGTAACCTGGAGTTGATATTAATACGATATCGTTAACTCTAACACCATGAGCGTCTCCTGGATTTGAAGAACCGAATCCGTCTGCTACAACATTCCCATCAATATCAGATGTAACTGTGAACATACCTTTAGCGCCTGATGAACTTACGTTACCATCTAAGTCTATAGTACCTTTTAATGAAATGTGTAGTCTTGATTGTTCAGACCATACAACTTGATCAGCTGTCATGCTCTCTTCAGCCCCAACTTGAGATAAGAAACCTGAAATAGTTCTAGGTCCGAAAACCTGAGCTTCTTGCTCCATTAGGTCTGGTAAATATTGTTGCGCCCATCCTTGTCCGGATGTAGACGCTAAATCTAGATAATTTGAAGCGAACGTTTGTTGCTGTGAACTTGGAACACTATTCAAATTACCTCCTGGATTTGAAATTGCCATAATTTTGTAATTTTAAATTGTTATTTGTTATTTTTAATTTGAAATTTATAAGTCGGTTCAGGTCCATCTAAAGCTCTAACTCTTAAACCACTAGTATTAACATTCTCAGTGTGAGATTGTCTAGGATCCATACTAACATTTTTAGATTGCTCAATGCTTTCTTTTAAACCATCAGCTTTACCTTGTTGATAAAAATGATTAGCAACAACATCTGCGTTCATAGCTGTAAATAAGGATTTGTGATAACCTACACCATCTGACATACTTTTATTTTTGTCAAGAAACTTTCCTACAAAATTGTTTATATCACTTTGTGTTTGTTTTACTTTATCTACATCTGTAACATTAAGCCTAAATTTTTTCTCTCCTATATTATATTCAAAACCTTTGAATTTTTCAGAAAATACTTTATTAGTTTCTTTTTGAAACGCAGATCTTTGTTTTTTAGAAAGATCTTCATTTTTAACCTTCTCTTCGTTATAGTTGTTGTAGAAATTAATTGCTTCTTGTTGCTCATTTGTGAGTTTTGAACCAAGTTTAATCTCTTCATAATATTTGGACTTTAGCCCGTCCAAGTGGCTTTTAGCGCTGGCAACTTGCTCTTTTAACGCTAATTTTTTTCTTTTAATATCTTTTTCTTCATCTAACTCTTCGTCGTAAGCGAATTGATCTTCCATCATGAAATTAATCTCTTCTTGATCTAGATGAGGTTTTGTTTGTTTATAGTATTCTTGTAATAATTCTTGATTATCTAATTTACTATAATCTTTACTTAATTTAACGTAGTCACTAAGATCTCCACCAGTAGTATCCATAAACTCCATTAGTTTTTGAATTGATTCTGGTAGTTTCTCTCCAGTTTCTATAGATTCAGCTATAGCATCTTCTACAACCTCCGTTACTTCTTTTACTTCCTGCTCTTCTTTTACCTCCTCAACGATGGGTGTGTTTTCATCTTGAATGGGCTTTTCTTCTTGAACGACAATTTCTTCAAGAGCGGGTTGCTCTTGTTTTCCTCCGTCCACTTTCTCGCCATCTCCGGTTTGTTCTTCCACATCCACTTTCTCTGTTTTTGGCTCTTGAACGGCATCTTCTTTTTCTTTTTTTTCTATATTGTCTAAATCTACTTTAACGACGTTATCATCGTCTTTACTACTAAATTTACTTAAGTCGACTTTAGTAATATTTTCATCTACTTTATTGTCTACTTTTTCTTCAGTAGCCTTTTTAGCTACTTTTTCTTTTTTCTTTTTTGCCATAATAAAATATTATATAATTAATAAAATTGCTTATCTAGGACCAAATTGATTTAATCCTAAACCACCACCTATTATATCATTACCTGCTGATTCAAAGTTTTTAGGTGGTTTTGCGTTGTTTCTTTGATCTATCATTTCTGATTGTTGTGTAGCCTGTATTTTTGTTCTTTCGTCTTTTCTATCTTCTTTTTGTTTTTCTCGCTCCATTACAATACTCATATCTGTTTCTCTCAATCTCATATTGTACTGAAATTCTAACTCCATTAATTCTTTTTTGATTTCAGCTTCTTGAGCTAATTTCTGAGCTGCAACTTGTCCTTTTAATTGTTCTAATTCTGCTTGATTTTGCGTTAACATTTGATTTTTTTGAACTTCTGCTTGAGCGGCCGCTTCTTGAGCTTGTGCATTAGCTTGTGCTTGCGCCTGCATGTTCTCTTGTTGCATTTGTTGATCTTTCTCCATTTTCTTTTTACGTCTCAATTTTAATAATTGATTGGCTAATTTAATACTTTTAATATTCCTAAGATCAATAGCGTCTTCTAAATCTATACTTTGCTGTGCTAGCGCTACTTGTATATTGTTCTCAAGCATGGCTTTTTCTTCTTCGTCTGGAGATAATTCTATAAATATACCAAAATCATATAAATGTAAATCACTCATCTCTTCTAACGTAGCTACATTGTGTGTTCCTATAGCATTTATAAAAGCATCTCTAGTAGGAGAATATTCTATTATATCAGATATTCTAAGAGATAAACATTCCGCGATATTTTGTGTTAAAAATAATCCCGCTTGTAATATATGTCTAGTAGCTGTATTTGAGTTTGCCGCTGCTAATTTTTGAACACCAACTAAAGCTTTAGCGTCTGGAGTTGTTGCGTCTCTAGCTTCGTTTAAACCGGTTACATCTCTTATCATTTGTAAATAATAATTATAATTACCAATAAGAGCTTGTAGTTTATTACCTCCAGTACCACTTGTTATTTCTTGAATAGGTACTTTACCTGGGTTCATATCGCCTTCTTGTGTTAACGATCTACCTATAACAGAACCTGTTTGGAAAAACATATTTAAAGCTTCTTGGGGACTATAATTAGTTCCATTACCTAAATCAATTTCAGCTAAACCATCAGCGTCTAAATATACACCGTCTGGTACCATACGTGACATCACTTGTTGTAGTTTTAAATGAGTAAGTTGAATCATGTCAGCAAAACCAGTGATACGATTAACTAGTGAATCTATTCTGCCTTTGTACATTCTAGGAGCAACTATAGAATAATTCATTTTTACTTTAGTAAAATCACTTTTAGGGCGCATCATATTTTTAGACATTTCCCACTTTAATAATTTTTTACTACCAACTATTATCGCGCCTTCATATAGACACTCTATAGATCTATACATTCTACCGTAATCTCCTTCCATTTCTTGAGGTGGATCATAACTATCGTCTTTTGGTATGGCTTTAGTAGCACCTGTACGTGTTTCTTTTGTTTTATAAACCTCATTCATGTAGGTTTTATAATTAAAATATAATACCTGCACTTGATTATTATCTGTTTCTTGATTTATACGTGTTCTAGTTGGGTAACTATCAAAATTATTTTTATTTTTAATTAACTCTTCTAAATCTTCATGTTCTAAGTGAGGAAATTCTTTAACAAGTTCGTTAATAGGTATAGTTTTTACTTCACCAACATAATATATATCTTCAAAATACGGAGATTCAGTATAAGAATATACTAAATTAGATGGATCCACATAGTCTATAGTGACACCTTGTGAAGTATTAAAACCTGTTTTTACAGCGCCAATACCCAGAACTGTTAAATCTCTATAAAATCTTTTTTTAATTAACTCATAATTATTACCGTTCATTAAAACATTTATAGCTTGTTCTTCAGCTAATTCAACAGCTTGTTTATAAGTCAACTGCATGTGTAGTTCTAATTCTTCTTCTGATTCAGGTAATTTTGTGGGATCGTTTTCGTATAAATTTATACCAAAAGCTTGTGCTGCATAGTCATTCATTTCTTGTGTAGCCATGTCTCTTAATATAGATTCCATATATTCCGTTCTTTTTTCAACGCCATACGGATCTTGAGAGTAAGCTTTTATATCATACACTCTTTCTGATATACCATTAACAACTATATCTACGAATTTAGGGATGATTGGAACTGGTGTCCAATCAAGATTTAGATAACTTAAGTCACCATTTATAGATAACTCATCTTTATATTTTTGTACTGATTGGCTTCCACTAGCGTATAATCTTAAATTGTGGAAACGAGTTGAAGAAGAAGCAAATCTATTTAAACCTTGATCAATATTAAACCATTCTGATTCTATTGCTTTAGCAACTCTCAAACCATAATCATAACTTATTTTCTCAGCATCACTAACAACTTGACTAGGAAAACTATTACTTGCAAAATCACTCATATTTATTGTTTGATTATTTTAGAAACATTACCTTTATTAGAATATTTAGCAATGTTTATATTTAATTTCTGTTTTTCTATTTTTGCGTTTGGCGCATATAAATGTCTATTACAAGCCATTATAGCTAATCCAGAACTTATTGTAGCGTCAAACTTTGTTCTCTTAGTTATGTCAAATCTACTCCAATCATTTAACGTTCTATTAAAATAAATCTTTCCATAATTTCCATCTCCCAAATGACCAACGTTGTGCTGTATATACATTTCAATAGCAGCAGCGTGAGCCTGTTTTATATCTTCACTTGAATTAGGTATTCCTCCAACTTCTTTTTCTGCGACTGATAACTTGTTCCATACTTTATCAGGTCTATTCATACTAAATCCTCTATACCCTCTTCTTCTTAAATAATACAATAATCTAGGCTTGTTGTTCTCTGCAAGCATTGGCATTCCATAAAAAACTAACGCCATTAAAACGTCTTCAAAAAACATATCTGCCGTTTGAGGTCTTGCTAAATATTCTAAGAAAAAGTGACTAGGCGGACAATCTTCCATTGAAAATTTAGTTAAACCGTGTAAAGCCCCTTTAGAACCTTTTCCATCAACAGTGCCAGATATATCATAACTATCACATCCAAACGCTCCCATGTGTTCATTTCCTGGATATCTTATACCGTTTTTAATTACTATATTATTTTGTAAATGTTGTGGTGGAAACCAACTAATTTTAAATCTACCTTTTGGGTCTGGATAAAAAATCACATTTGAATCTTTAACCCCATTAATCCATTGAAAATTTCCAACACTTACTATTGACGAGTTGTTTGTACCGTCATTAAAATCTATTTGTTCGTATATCTTAATTAAGTTAAATATACTATTTAAAGACTCATCTCTAAACGCATGCTCTGTAGTTCTAGGAAATTGTCTATAAAATTCATTTAAAGCGTCATGATCTGATTTTAAACCTTCAGCTTCATTATCCCAGTGTTCTATTATACCTACATCTATTAATTCACCGTCTGGATCGAGGACATCATTATCTGGCGTATCAAAAACAGGATGTCCGTATTCGTCAATAAATCCTTCGTAGTTCCATTCCATTGGGATAAAGAGAGAATATAAACCAGACTTTGTCTGTCCATTACGATTTCTTTGTGTAACATCTGATGCGTCATATAGTTTTTTAAAGTTATCACCTCCTTTATCTAAAGCATTTGATGTACTACCCATCATACATTTACCAACTATTCTACTACCTAAACGTAGACATGTCTTTGTTACTCTCCAATTATTTAATATATTATCAGGTCTTTCCCATTTACCACTTTCATCGTGTACTAGTAAATTAAGCTTTTCACCGTCATAACTATTATCACCCGTGTTCTTCCAGTCTATAGTTGTATCTAAACCAACTATATCTTCTAACTTTTCATTCGATGTTATCTTTTTTCTCGTAAACTTACTAGCTGGTACTCTGTATGCTAATTCAGATTTTGGTCTATCCATACCGTCCTGAATAGGTTTAAAGAAAAACGGATAATTTATACTAATTGGAACGACTTTGTCGGTAAACATTTTCTTAGCATCGGCACCTGTTTTAGACAAGATACCATATCTACTATCACTTGATATAGTAGCTAAATTAACTGTTTCTGCTGACGACATAAAAGAAAATCCAGATCTACGATTTTTAAGATAACACATACCATAACATCTTTTATCTGCTTTACACGCTTCCCAAAATATAAAAAACAATCTATTTGCTTCTCTATAGTCTGGAGCTCCAACATCAATTTTACTCCATTGTAGATACATGTAGTGTGTACCGGTTATCCAAGTTGGTTTTCCTTTATTTACGAACCAAAAACCTTCTTCTCTTCGTTTAAATTCTTCATCTATATAATCGTACCATTGCTCTTTATTTTCATCTGGGTAATTTCTCCAATCAAATATATTTTTTATATTATTTAATTCTTTTGGATAATCTTGTTTAACCCATTTGTTTTTAGCGTGTTTATATGGTTCTTTAGGCACTTTAGGTAAGGCTATAGCTAAATTTTGAATTTCTATAATTTCACCTATAACTCCATTGTGTGATAACACAATTATATCATGCTCCTTATTGTAACCGTATTTCCACTTTTTACCTCGATTCATACGGGTAACAGTGGTTCTTTTTACAGGTTCTATTGTCCTAACTAAACTTTGCTTATACATTATTTAGATCTCCCTTCCGCGAACCCTTTAAAGACTTTCTCTTTTTTCTCTGGTTCTTTACCTTCAATAATATTCTCTTCATCTTGGATTCTATTGAGTATTTCAAAAGCATCAAAAATGGCGAGTTTTTTGGTAGCGGCAGCATTCTTAAGTCTGTCTGCAGTAATATCATCTCCGCTATCGACGATAGCTTCTTTTGCAACTTTGATAAGTTCATCAACTGCTTTGTGCCCAGCTTGGATTATACGCTTCTTCGTTTCCTTGATATTCATATTTAATTGTAATAAATTTATTCATAACTCTATATAATCTCTTGTTATCTATTATGAATTCGTAAGTTGAAAATGGAGTAAAACCTACCAATTCTCCTTTTTTGTATATACCATCAGTATATTTAACTATACCTATACAAGTCTCTTCTTGATTAGCGCTTAAATTGTTTCTTTCTTTAATAGGCTGTACGAAACAATATCCTTTTGGAGCTTTCCATTTATCTTTTCTTTTGTATAAAAAAACTTGATCTTCTTTTACGAAATAAGTATTTTCATTAAAAAAACTTCTACTATTTTTTTCTTTACCATACACGTCGTGCCAACGTCTAAATACATTGTGGTGTGTTATTATAGTATCTCCTGGTTTTATTTCTGTTTCAAAAGCTGTAGGAACTGATTTAACAATAGCTTCTCTATTTACAAATTGGTGATTATAAACCTCAGTATTTAATATAAGATCTTTATCATCAATTTTTGTAGTATTGTTATATCTATTTCCTTTTGGCTCTATAACAAAGTCAAAAGGCGCCTTCATTAATACTGTAGATTATATTCTATAGATATAGCCATATTTTTATTAAAGTCTTTCCAAGGTAAAACATCTTTGTTTTTTCTTATATAAATAGAATATTTATCTTTTTCTTCTATAATATCAGAAATTGTATGCCCACCATAAACCTCTTGACCAACCGCGTAATGCATTGCGTTTTCTTTATAATCTTTACCTACAGTAATTTTTCTAATTAGTTTGCTCATCTTTTTTGTGATTTATAGTACCATCTTGAATGTTAATATCAGCGGTACCATAAGTCTTTTCAAACTCAACCTGCATACCACCTAGCTTTTCTTGTAGTTGAGCTACATGATGTAAAAGATTGTGTTTTTTACTTTCAAAAGAACCAATTTCTAATTGAGCTCTATTTATATCGTTAATTACTGATTGTACTTGATTTAATTCTTCGTTTGTAATTTTTGTAGCCTTTTCGACTTTCTTTTTTATTTTTGCCATTTTTATTTAATTTAAGTTAATTTATTTATTTTTATTTTTCGAAATGTAATATTATTCTTAATGGATATATATTATATACTAAATCATCATCTGTTAAATCTCCAGCTGCACCAGCTCCATTTTGTATTCTCCAAGCAGCTATATCTGCTGGTACAGTATAAGATTGATTTCCAGCAACCACAGCATGATTAGTTGATGTCGAACCGTCAAATTTAAATACTAAATCATTAGCATTTAACGAAGCTACTTCTCCTAAAATGATATCGTCTTGTACGTGTAATATATCTCCAACAGCGAAAACAACATTTGGAGCTGTACCATCTAGCGTGTTAATTGTTCCACTATTTCCAGATATATCAACATCATCATCTAAAGCCACTAAAGATTGAAGATCTAAAGCTCCACCTGCTAAACCACCAATATAATATCTATCTGTACCTTTAGTACCTCCACTATTTGAAGATGATTCTAATATTAATCCTGCGGTAGGTTCTGTAGTTTGATAAGTTACAGCTGTAGCTGTTGCGCCTTCACCAGACATATCAGAAAGACTACCTGGTAGGAATCCTATAACATCAGTTCTTTCAAAACTACTAATACCAAGTAAAGCATTACCTGATCCAATAGTAGTAGGCGTTGTGTTTGTACCGTCATCTTTCGCAAATATTAAATCTATAGGTGCAACACCACTAGCAACTTTATTATGTCTTGTCGTTATTGTAGCGCCTATTAATCTTGAAGCGCCTCTAGGTATATCAAAAGCTGTCCAATCAAAAACAATATCTCCGTTTGCAAACGCGGAATTTTGAGAAGAAGCTTTTACTAAAGGTGTTATTACTGATGAGTTAAAATAGTTTGATTGCATAATTTTTATTTTTTTACTTTTTCAAGTGATCTACCACCGAAGTAAGCACCAATCACTGTTATTAATACTAATTGTAATAAATCAACCCAAGTATCTTTTACTTCAAAAGCAATAGCGCCAGCATCAATAAATATCATTAATACTGTAGATACTACCAAGAAGATAAGAACCATAGGTCGTATATTTTTAGAAAGCCATGAATCTGAATTCATATCAACTTTCCATCTTTCTGTCATAGTTTTCTCCATCTCTACTTCGTAGCTGGATATTAACTCTTTTATTTTTTGATTGGCTTCTAACTTCTCTTCTTCTGATGTATGTAAGTTATCTATAACTCCACCTACACCTTTTACAAGATCCTTAGCTCCTCCACCTGTGAGCATTCCTAATATATTCATAATTTAAACTGGATTTCCATTATTAGCGTCGTGTTCCCAAGGAAAGTTAGGATACCCTGCTGGTAACCAATTTCCTTCTACTAAGATCATATCTTGACCCTGTATATTTTGTCTAGGATATGTTACTCCATTATACTTAATATGATCATCTGCATATTTTAATTTTCCGATCTTTATATCAGTAGCATGACGCATTTCATGATTAATTGTTATTTTTTCGTCCCAACTGCCTGGTTGTATTTTATCACTAATATATATACTTCCATCCATATTAGCCTCACCTCCAACTCCTCCTTCTAATTTCTTTCTAATGACAGGTGTCCCAGGAACAGAAATATCTGGATCTCCGGCTTGTTTACCGAATCTCATCTTTTTACTAACGTGTCCGTTTATAGCTGTATTTTTTCTTTCTGATCCTAATTTAAATGCCATTATCTATCTTTGTCTTTTATCATATCATCTATAGCTTTGTTATAAACTTTATCTGTATATGATTTGTTATTATAAAATTTACTTCTTTCTGATATTGGTAAATCTTCTTCACCTAGAAGTATTCTATATATTCTACTTATTAATTGAGAGCATCTGAACGATGTCTTGAATACCGAATATTTTATTGTTGTTCTATTACGATGTCTCCAAGCTTCTATCCAACCTTCTCTTCTTAATCTTTCCCAACGATTTTTATCCCATGAATATGTATAAACTCCGTCTATAAACTCTTTTCGTGTAAATCTTCCTTTACAATCTAAGTAAATTAATAATTCTAAAT